GGATGAAGAAGCCGTGAAAGCAGTATTTCCAGTTGAGAATCCAGTTGGTGTTCCCAGAGGAGCATAACCAGCAAACAGGTATTCTGAATTGTTTGCAATATAATCCTTATAGTAACTTGGTGTATTGAATTGAGTTGCGTCTTTAGCCTTGGAGAGACCTAACCATTCTTCAAGAATCTGACCAGAATTGCCAGAAATCTTTCCGCTGTCATCAACAACTAAAACGTGGATTTCATCAAATCTTGAATTTCTTCCTGCAGCGTATTGTGAAGTTTGTGGTTTTGGTGCAACACTCTTCCAGTAGATAGTTGCGTTCTGCAGACCCAGAGTCTGAGACTCATACCAATCAGTAGCGGTGTTTGGTGTCAATGCAGAGTTGGTGGTGATTCCAGTTACTTTCAGGATCTCACCAGTTGTTCCAACACCTACAGTTTGAACTCTGATGTAATCATTTACATCGATTGAACCAAGTGCATTGAGATCAATTGTGGTGGCGGTTGAAGAAGCCTGAACTCTTACAGTCGTTGCAGCACCTGCATTTGAAAGAAGTGTAACAGTGGTGCCGTCGTTGTGTGCAGCTTCGGTTGTTCCGTCAATACCTCTTGTTGAGAAACCTACGAATCCCGTAGCACTTACAACCGTAGCACCAACACCAATCAGCTCTGAATCAATCAGAAGGATTGTTGGTGTAACACCACCAATAGTAGAAATACCAGATGTGGATGACAAGTTAACTCCTGTCGCTCCAATAGCAAGAGACTGACTACCAGCTTGGTCAATGGTGACCGTTGACGATTGTGCATTATAAAGAAGAATCTGAGTACCTACTCCGATTGTTCCTGCGTTTGTACCAGCAACGTTTCTTTGTACTGTGATTGAAGTTGTAGCAGCTCCAGTTGCACCAACGATATTCAGAACTCTTGTTGTCTTAAATTCAAAAACACCACCTTTGGTGTAATCAGCGTCTGTTACAGAACCTGCAGTTGAAACTTGACTTACAACCTTAACATCGATTGCAGATGAACCGATTCCAGTTACAATACCTTTCAGGTGACCGTTCAGAGACAGAGCAGTACCAATACCTCCGATTGTCGCTCCACCAAATGCCTGAGTTACAGCTGCACCAACTACGATACCTGCAGTGGTGATACCAGTCAAGGTTTGGTCAGCACGAGCATCGATGACACAAACTTTGAGATCATTTGCCCAAGTACCAGGGTTCTTTGCAGCCCAATACCAAGTGGTTGCATCATCGTATGAGTTGAAATAATCTTCAGTATTTTTAATTTTTAACGTTGTTACCGAAGAACCAGCACCTGTATCAACAGCAGCGTTGGAGTTTACCAGGTTTGTATTATCGGTTCTTACAACACGAAGAACACCACCATAAGACAGGTAGGAAGAGGCACTCATCCAGTACTCATACTGGTCGCTCGTTTCCTGAGGTTCGCCAAAGGTGTCTACTAAATCCTTTTCGTTTTCAATCAAGATAGGATCGTTGACAGGCCCTTTGGTGAAGGGACCGGCGATGGCACCAGTAAGGTCACTTACGCCAGTAATACCACCACGGGTAAGATCAACTTCTCTTACCTTAATACCAGGAGAGACTAAGCCTAAACCAGCCATCTGATTTCCTCTAGAAGTTCATTTTTGATCTAAATTTATTTATTGTTTAGCACTCTTTCAAGTGGGGAAACCGCCAATGAACAACTACCAATCAGGATATTCCCACCGATCTAACACTCTAGATGTCATTCTACTGACTATTACCCGTTTAATTGTGCAATCTTTGCACTCATAAGAGTAAGCTGATGGTATGTGTCCTCTACCTTTTCTAGAGAGATAAAACCCATCAATTAAATCCTTTGTCTCTCCACAAACCCTACACTTTCTTTCACTTAAAAACAAATGATCTAAATCAAACTGATCATCTAAGTTCATTAGTGATACTCCCACATAAAACTCATATCTCCATAAGTAGAATTAAGATCATCAAGATCAGTTTTTCTCCAAACAGTTCCATCCTGTTCAGTGATAACTTCATCATCTAAACCGTCACTGATAAAACCAAATGGTGCCATATCTTGTTCAATTTGATCACGTTGTTCCTCATATAATCTCTTTCTCACATCCTGGTCGGTCAACTCTTTAAAGTAGTCTTGCGCGACCAACCAAGCATAAATCACCAAACACATTGCAAGGTCATCATTACATCCATCTTCTGCTTCAAAAGAATTTCTTTTCGCGATGAATGTTGTTAGTTCACTGATAATTTCATAGTCGTTGAATAAAACCTTATCAGTTTCAATCATCGTTTTGAGGTTTGAACATCCTAAGGCTTTGACAGCCTTTGACATCTTCAATCCAAGTTGTGTCTTCTTACCAGAGAATCCTTGACCAACGATTTGTCCTGCACGACCTCTCATCGAACACTGCAATAGATTGGGATATTCCAAATCGTAATTAAGGATTGATGCAACTTGATCACCAATGTCATTTACTTCACAAAGTACCCAGGCATTATTGTACGCTTTTACGGTGTCGTAGATGATTGATGGAAACAACATTGGTTTGATTTCATTGTTTCTATATTTCGCGACAACTTTATGTGGAAAAGATGTAATGTCCACAACAATAAAAGCAGAGTAATCATTTTCCACACCTCTAGCCACGTCTACAGTGCAAACATAGTCGTGATTTTTCTCTGGTTCGGCATAAACATCTAGACCATTACTAGACTTTAAGGCTTTGTCATACACTAAAGCCCTAAGTTTGGCAGGGTTAATCAGTGTGTCAACTGATCCCAGAAATTCACACTCAAACTCCACACGGAACTGTTGTTCACTAGTGTTTTTAATAGTTTGTTCTCTCCACTCCTCATCACGGCCTGGAACTTCTGACCAATGAACTGAGGTTGGGACATATTCATTTTGACCTCTTTCGGCATCGTGCCACATTCTATAAAAATGGTTCATACCGTGAGGTGTTGAAACCATTATGACCTTTGTCTTTTTACCAGAAGTAATAGTAGGATAAACAGAGGCAAAGAATGAGTCTGCAATATGGTTTGGAACGAAAGCGAATTCGTCGAGGAATAAGATGTTAAATGACATACCTCGGACAGCAGACGCAGATGTAGAAGCTGCCAATATCTTACTGCCATTTTCTAACTCCATATTTCCCTTGTTATAAACAAGGATACCTTGTTGCATCCACTTTGGCAGATTTTCATATGCAAGTTGTAACCTACTCAGAAGTTCCCTTGCGGTTGAAGCTTTGTTTGCAAGAATACCTACGTTTACACTATCATTGAAGATTAGATAGTGCAAAAGATATGATACAGACGTGGTTGACTTACCAGTCTGTCTAGGCATCATACAGATGTTGAATCTGTTTTCGTGAAATCTCTTGATTAACTTTTCTTGAAACGGATATGGTTGAAAGGGAACAAGTCCCTCATCAAGAGAAACAATCTGAATATAATTTTTAGCGAAATAAACAGGATCAGATTTACATTTGATAAATTCTTCAATCTGTTCCTTTGTAAACTCAAGGGGCGTATTAGCCTTTTTTAAGTTTGGATTACCTAGATATACGTCACTCATTCAATTCGTCATTAGCTATCTTAATTATGTAGTAAACAATATACGCCACCCCCGACATACCAATGGTTAACATTATAATAACACCCCAAACAATATCCGAATTCATTTTTTATCGTGGATATACATTATTCCAAGTATGGGCATAATAATTATGCCAAATCCACAAAGACCTATCCAGATTTGACTACCAGCCAGTGTTTCTACCAAATGAAACATTAGTAACCCCTCCAACTTTTGAATTCGTAATAAAAATATTGATCAACTACCCTATCATCTAGTGGAGCATTTTCAGTTCTATATGCCCATACCTCACAAAACTCTACGATACGGCGATCGTGTAATGAACTATGCCCCCACATTCTTACAAATGCTGATGCGGCAAAGTGATACCGCTGTCTAATGTGCGGTTCCGTTCCCTTTATACTTTTCGGTATCATAGTACCCTCCTTTTGTCCCGAAATAAAATGTTGTGAGAACAAATGGTATAGATATGAAAAACAGTATATGCTGTAAAAGATGTTCCACTAAATCATCTCCATTGCTCGTTCTAATTCTATATAATGATTCATTTCATCCACTGCGATCTCAGCAATCTTAGCATCATCCTGATGATCCCAGAAGTAATCTAAGTAAGTTTCTGTTGCGTGAAACTCAATACCTGAGTTCAATTGATAAGCAGAAACAGGAGCAATAAAATAATAACCCACCATAATCCAATAATAGATGAGAACCAAATGATAAGCGAAAACGCGATCAATCCAGCGATCTGCTCCGCCACGTGACTCCATTTCTCTGAGGTGTTCGGTTTCATTGATTGTCTGTGCGAAGTGCTCTTTCATCAGATAGTAGTGTTCTTCTGTTCGGAGACCTAATGATTCTCTGAGATGAAGGACACTGAGAAA